AAGAAAAACTGGGAGGTTATAGCCCAGTCGATTATAGAAAAATGAATCAGAACAATTTATAGTTAATTAAAATAGGTCCAATTTCTGGGGCGCACTACAAAATATACCTAACACTTGATATAACTTAGATTATATATAGCGTACAAATTGAGTAAAAATTTTATTAATTATTGAAGAGCGCCATCAGTTTCTCTTCGTCGATTGGTTTGCCTATAAATGATTCTGCTTCTTCTTTAGTAATCTCAACTATGTCTTTCGTGCAAAATAAACTTCCATAGCGATAAGGAGAATCTTCTGGTTCAAAAGGATCGAAGCCAATTCTATTGTCGAATAGTTCCGTTCCACCAGGAATCCATTCTTCTTTCTTTGAGTCATATTTAAATGATTTGAATTGCTTATCATCTTCAATAAATAACTTTTTATAATCATCGCCTAATAATAAATATTTCATTCTTCATCTTCCTCGAGTTGTTTCTTGTATTTTTCAGCATTTTCAACAAAGTGATATGCTTCGTTTATAACAAATGTCCAGAAGAGATATCCTTGTGCCCTGTGATATCTTTCTTCATCATACTTAACCAAATCTAATATGCGTAGGTTGTCTTCCATATCAATCAATTTGACTAATGCTGAAATCGGGTTTTTAAGACAAATTTTGATATAGTCCCCATAATCTACCGTTTTATCATGAGTGATGCGCTCTAAAGCATCTTTAATATACATATCGAAGTAATTTTCAAAACCACATTCCATATAAATGTCTCTAACATCATCTAAAGTGAATTCAGTGTCCTCCACTACATCATGAAGCAAGCAAACTTCCTGAACTCCATCAAATGGGACATTGTTTTTGATCATGAGATCTTTATCCATGATGCGATCACCATCAGGGCCTATGCCAATCAGCTCTCTATAAGTTGTTAGACATCTTGCTGGATGATTTGCATAATCCTCACCATTTTCTCTTTTTTGATTTCTGTGAGCATATTCCATTATTTCCATTGCGAGATAAACAGAGCTTGTCATTCCACTATTAATTGTTTTCTCGTCAACACCCATTCCAATCAAATATTCGCGTATCTTTTCTAAGTTCTTGTTCATTCTTTCTTCCTCCTTATTGCGGCTTTATTATAAAAGGGAAGACAACAAAAAAGGTCAAACCATATTTGACATTTGATTTGACCATTTTTAATTATTATATAATTAGAGAATCTGAATATCCGTTCTTTTCTAATAAGTCATTCACTTCATCAATATCATATATCTTGTTTTCTATCGCGTATCGAATTATTAATGCAAACTTATTAGATGACGCTAATGTGTAACCCGCTTTTTTGAGAAAGTATTTACATTCGTGATTTGTTACATGCATCACTAGTGCTATCTTTAAGCAAACATTTAGAGATGGATGCGATTTTTCCGAAACAATGGATGACCAAAGTTGCCTAGATATATTAGCTTTGTTATAAATATCCGCTGGATTATCATAGCCGTATTTATTCATTAAGGAATAAAGATACTCAACAAATGATGAGGTCTTTTCTTTATTTTCGCTATGCTTTTTTATGAAGTCTTGTAGAGTTTCCATGCCTCTTATATTTTATATAATTAATAATTGTTTGGGAAATATTCCTTACCAAATTGCCATAAGTACTTATCAAGTTCTTTTAAATTGAATTTTTCTAAATGATAGAAGCTTCTAAACTTAATAAGGATGTTTTTAAACATTGGATAAGTTTTTAAGTCAGCTTCATCGAATTCGAAGAACATATCAACATTACGATAGTATTTCAAAACCTTATGAACGTATGAATCATAGATTGGAAAATCTAATTGATTATGATGAGAACAATATTTAGAAGCAAATGAATAAAAATACTTTTCTTTACCGCCAATATTAATCTTTGCGATTTCATCGACCAATGTAGGATCTCCTGATTTCAATCTCTCATCAATATTTAAATTTAAAATATGCTTTGCTACTGGATAAATCTTAAAGATGTTTGTGCTATAAAAATCATTCAAAATGCTGCACTTAATTAGAATTAATTCTAATTCGTTGTTTGAATTATAATCTCTAAAAACTCTATTAACAGCTTCTTCTTGTGATGCGTAATCTTCTAACTTATCCCATTTCTTTAGATAATGTTCAACTAGTTCTTTTGAAGGCTGAGGCACATCCTGTCTTCTTTGTGTTCTTCTAACTTTTATAACACTTCTTTGAGGTTTTTCAATTTTCGTGATTTCAGTCCCAATTCTAATTAATCTGATTCTTTTATTTCTTAAATCCGGGCTCACTTTAAAACCGCAATCCCAGATTTGATTTGCTAAATAATGGGTTCCACTCGTAGACCAATACGCAGGATAGTCATAAGCTGACTTGGATAATTCAACACCTGCAATTTCCTCAATTTGTTTTAAATCTAGATAAAAATCATCCCTAGTTTCTCTTTTTAAATAATCAATTAAGTAAGCAAATTTATCCATTTTAGTCATCCTCCACAACTTCTTCGATAAACATCATCTCGTCATCTTCCTCTTCTTGCTCCCGCCATTCCTCATCAGTCATGAATGGTTTCTTATACCTTTTAGCCTTTCTTACTCTTGGCTTTTTGGCTTTAGGTTTTTTCTCAATGACAATTGGGGTTCCATCTGCATTCGTTCTTGGAACAAAAATGATTCCTATAACTAATGTTATAACTGCAACAATAGGTATTAGAATCAGCGCCCAAATAGGTGCTCCATAAGAACCCCAAACAATAGTTGCTATAATAGCAACCACTGACCATAATATGAGACCAACTCCAATGCCTGTTCTAATTTTGTACGGAATTTTATTCATAACTTAATTCTACAAAAGAGAAATTGTTAAATCGACTTAGAAATTTGAGAGTTTATACAAAATAAAGTTATAAGTTTATTTAACAACTTTTCTATTTAAAGCCTATCAAGGCAATTTTGTATTTGCAACTCCATAATTTGGGAGTTTTGGTACAACGCAGTGTTAATACACTTTTGTTAATTAAATCTATTTCTTACTTCATCTCTATGCTTTGCTAATTCTTCTGAAGAAGCTACAAAAGGAAGAAGCATCTCGTAAACAGCTTTAATCTGCGATGGATTTAATTCCCCATCATTAAGTTCGCGATAATAATCTTTAAAGCTTGTAACTGTAAAAGCATAATCAGATTCAATTCCCCAGCCATCTTCCAAATCTGCAAAGATAACTATGTTACCAACTTGATAATTCTTGTGTAGTCTTCTTTCAAGAACTGCACAGTGGCCTTCGTTTTGTTTTACTGGATTCTTATGATCTCTATCACTCATATAAGGATCATCATATTCTTGATGCCAGTATTCGTCATCATCATTTCCGCTGATATGGCCAACCCAGTTCTTTGTTTCAATGCAGAAGATTCCTTTGCGTGATATTAAAACACAGTCTATTTCTGTTTTATGGCCATTTCTAAGAGGCAAAAGAAGATTTGCTAGTAAATACTCATCTTCTCTTAAAAGAGGTCTTAAATGATAGTTTACTAATTTCTCTCCCCACATTCCTGCTCTATCGTTTGCAGGAGTAAAGAAAGGAATACGTTCACCGCCTCCAACTTGAGTGCCTCCGCCATCTCCATAATCGCCGCGATCATTTCTCGACGAAGCTACAACAGCAATTATGATAATGAGGATTACTACAGCAACAATTACTAATGCAATCCACCACATTTTTTATTATTAATTTCCTAAATCTCCAAAAACAACAAACGGATCTGTTGATTGCTTGATAAGAACATGTCCTAATTCAATATCTAAGAAGCTATCAATTATCTCTGTTACATCTTCTTCGACATCGGTTTCATCAATTAAATCAATGTCTTCATTAAATGCTACTAACTCGACATCAGCAGTATTTTCAGAAGCTAATGTAGGCAGGACTCTAACTATCGAAATACAATCTTTTCCTTTACCATTCTTTGAAACGATATTTTTAAGAGCTAATTGGAGCCCATCAAAATCTGTTCCTTCTAATTCTTTAAATTCATCATGTTTAACATAAATGGTTGTTTTAACCAAACGTAGTTTTTTCATAAGACCTCACAATAATTATTTCTTTTCTCTTTCAAAGGTAATGATAAGTTCAGCTTTGAAATTCATCCAATAAGTGTTAGAAATGACTCTCCAGCCTTCTTTTGCGTATTTGTTCATTTGGGTTTCGCATCTTTTGCATTCTTTGCCTCGACAACTTTGTATTCGTACATAAAGTATCAACCTCTTTGAGTATTATTTTATAATAAAACCCACCACTTTTGAATGGTGAGTTCTGATTAGTTCTGATTAGTTGTTTTAGTGTTTCAGTATGTTCTGAAAACTTAACGCTTTATATAACCACAATTAGTTAAAGCGTATTTAATTCTTTGTTACAAACTTTTCAAGATAGTTTTCTAATTCATCTAAAGAATCAAAGTCGAAGTCTTTTTGAGCCATACCATAAGATAGGTAAAGCAGACCGTTTGGGCCAATTCCCCAGATCTTGTGAAAATCAGCTGCATTTTCAAAAGCCCCATTATCAACAATATTGTAATCTTCACACAATTGTTTTAACTGTGGTATTTGACCTTCTTCTATCTTCAAAATAAATATTTTGTTAAATCTAGAATCCATTTTATTCAGGAATATAAATAGTAGCTAAATCCAACGGGAAATTGAAATGATTTAAGATATCTTTTGCGTACCAGATGATATCTCTACTGCTCAAATTTGTTTCAACGTATATCTTGCCTTTAATTATTTCAAATGGTGCGTCAAACAATGTTTTATCCCAAGAAATAATAACTCTTTTTCTATTTCCCCAGTGCTTTTCCGCCATCGAAAGAACTTCTGATTCGTTTTCTTGAGTAAAATACATAACAAGATATTTAATAATATCTTTGTTGTGAGATAAATCAAATTCTCTATCGAAAATGGTTAATTTCTTTGCTTTAACGCCAGTTAAATCAAAATCATCCATTGAAAAATCAAAGTTTCCAACCAATCTAGTTTTTGAAGATTTCTGAATATCAGGATTATAATCTTCAGGGACTTTTTCAAAATTGAGGAAATTTGACATTACAAAATCAATTATGTTTTGGTTTCGTTTTTGAAGATCGTCATAAGTGCAGAAATTAGACTCAGATTCGTTTCCTCTTGAGGAATTTCCATCCAAGCCTTTCAATCTAAGGTTACCAGCTATGTGTAGTATCAAGCTCTTAAAAGCTTCATATTCCATTCCATCTCTAACGAGTTCTTTTGGAAAATCATGCCCTTCTCTTAATTTTAAATAAGGTCCCAATTGATAATATTTCAAGTTTGGATCGTTTCTATCTGGAGTTTGATTCATGATGTGGTCCAAAGAATAGGAAGTCCCATAAGTAGAGAACTTAGAATAGGCTTCGTCCCAAGATAAAACAAATTTATTGGCATTTTCTTGCTTTGATTCGTATACAGAAATTATAGCAGCGCCAAGTTTCTTGTTTTTATCATATAAATCTAATTTCAATAATGAATTAACGATGTCTTCATTTCTAATTCCTGATGTTTGTAATTTTTGATTCAGCTTATACAAAACGTCATTTTTAGATATTTTTTGATTGTCATAAATAGAACTAAAGATACTGCTAAAAGCATTAATGATGTCCTTAGAGTCCTTTTGAGATATTGTAAGGAATGCCACCATTGTTTTAATCGTTTCAATGATTATCGAAATCAGATCTTCCTTTTCTAGATTATTATTCTTAAATTCTACAAAAGACCTGAAGAACAGAGAACGCGGATGTTCATAACCAATTTTTAAATGTACTAAATAGTAAAATTTAAACTTGTTATCCTTCACAATATCTAAAGCCTTATCAATATCGAATAAAGCATTGTAGTACTCCACTTTTTCTAACATGTCATCAAGCAACTCAATATATGCATCGCCGACTTCGTTAACTTTGAAATGTTCACAAAGATCGTTGTCGAGTTTTTTAAAGTTATTAAAGGAGATCTATGAAAATAGAAATAAAGAAAAGTGAGTCATATTCTAATTTCGTTCCTATTGACACGGAACTAGAAAATGAATTCTTAAGATATAGAAAAATAATCGATAAATTAGTTGATGCAAAGGTGCTACCTTTAAATGTCGCTATTAGTACTTTAACCATAATGAGAATCAAACTAGGTTTACCAACTTTAGCTGTTAACCCAATGCTCTATGAACTTGATTTAATCACTCTAAAGAGTGATTAATATATGTGGATAGGAGTCAGTTATGGAAGGACCAACAGTTAGGATTATTCCTAAAACGGTTAAAGTAAAAATAGATGAGTCCACTGGTGATATGGCCAAAACTAGAGTGGCCGCTTATTGTCGTGTATCCACCGCTGAAGACGACCAGCTAAATTCACTAGAGACTCAGAAATTTGAATTTGAAAAGAAAATAAAAAGTAATCCAAATTGGGAGTTTGTTAATCTTTACTATGATGAGGGTATTACAGGTACATGCCTTAGAAAAAGAAAAGCCTTCAATAAAATGATTGCGGACGCTCATGCTGGATTAATTGATTTAATCTTAGTTAAGTCGATATCTAGGTTTGCAAGAAACACTGTAGATTTTCTTCGCATTGTTAGAGGGCTAAAAGAGATAGGTGTCGGAATCATCTTTGAAAAGGAACGCTTCTACTCTTTAGATGATAAAAATGAGACTATGCTATCCATTTTCGCAGCTTTAGCGCAAGATGAATCTAGGCAAATATCGACAAACGTAACTTGGGGAGTAAGAGCCAGGATGAAAGCCGGCACTTATTTGAGTTATGCTCGAAGTTATCTAGGCTATACCTACACAAAAGACAAGAAACTAGAAATCGAACCAGAAGGCGCTGAAACAGTTCGATATATTTTTAATTTGTTTTTAAGCGGCTATACGTATCGCGAAATAATTAAAAAGTTATCGGAATTAGGAAGGAAGAATTTTAAAGGCGATTTAAATTGGACAGTCGGACAAATAAATAGAATTTTATCCAATGAAAAATATACAGGTGATTTGCTATACCAAAAAACATTCACAAAAGATTATTTAACTCATGCAAGAGTAAAGAATAATGGTGAGGTAGAACAAGTCGTCGTTGAAAATCATCATGAAAAAATAATCGACAAAAGTATTTATGATGCCGTTCAGACATTGAGGTCGATTAAAACAAAAGAATTCGATCCAATGTTAGACCAATCTAAATCAATGGCGTTAGCTGGCCTGGTTTATTGTGGTTGTTGTGGAAGAATGATGCGAAGGGTTCAATATAAACAAAGTGATGGTACTTCGAGGTTTATATTAACCTGCAAAAAGCAAGATAAGAATCAAAAGAAATATGTTAAATGCAAAGCTATTAAGACTCTTGATTATGATCTAGTTTTACAAGCGGTTTCTAAGTTAGTTGAACATCAATATAGAAACCTAGACTTATCGCTATTAAAAGAATCTATCAATCAAGGCATTCAAGCGGAGAATGCTCTTAAAGACAAACAAGCATTATTAAAGAAAAGGGATGAGCTAGTAAAAAAGCAAGAAGACCTAGTTTCTGAACAAATAAAAAACAATATCCCAATCGAATCATTCAAAAACAAATATGAGTCGTTTAGAAGGGATATCGAAAGAATCGACAAAGACATCGTCTCAATTGAGATGAATATGCTAAAAAATGTGCAAAACGAAATTTTTAACAAGGATTTGATGGCTTTTTTACAAAATTCAAGCCAATTGACACCTAAAATTATCTCATCATCAATTAAACGAATATATCGATTAAAGGACAATAGTATCCTAATTGTCCCTAATAAGGAAAAGTATGTAGATTTTGACTTAGAATCTTTGAAGAAAATCTCATCGAAAATCAATTTATTAAAACCTAATTATTTAGATAAAGACGGAAGGGTTCTTGAATATAGGGTTTTGGATTAAGGAGCGATTATGAATAAGCAATTAAAAATACTACACGAAATTAATGGCATTGAGAAATTAAAAGTAGCCGCTTACGCTAGAATTTCTAGGGATAAAACTGATTTAGAAAACTCTTTAGAAACACAAATACGCTATTACACTACTTTAATTAGAGATAATCCAAGTTGGGAATTTGCGGGTATCTACGCTGATGATGGTATTTCTGGTGGGCAAATTAAAAAGAGAAACCAGTTCAGGCTAATGATTACAAAAGCCTTTGCTGGCCAGATTGATGTTATCCTAGTAAAATCCATTTCAAGATTTGCTAGAAATACGGTCGACTTATTATCCACTATTCAAGAATTAAGAAGATCTGGTATTGAAGTTTATTTTGAAAAGGAAGAAATATCATCCTTTGACACTGCTAGCGACTCATATTTAGGGATGTATGCTAGATTTGCTGAAGATGAATTAACTTCAATCAGTAATAATGTTAAATGGTCAAAGGAAAAAATCATGGCCAAAGGTCGATCCTATTTCGATGCAGGCAGGATGTTCGGTTTTAAATTTGATGACGATAGAAAAGCTATCATAAACGAGAAAGAAGCTTATTGGGTAAGGAAGATATTCTCCATGTACCTAGAAGGTTATAACTCAGCCTTAATTGCAGACTTCTTAGAACAAAATAATGTTAAAACCTCAACTGGAAACGATAGATGGTCATCATGTTCTATCAGAAAGTTGATTAGAAACGAGAAATACTGTGGGGATGTTATTCTTCAGAAAAGATATTCGGAAAGTCCAATAACCAAAAGGATGATAACCAATAACGGCCAAAAGGATAAATATTATCTTGAGGGCGCTTTGCCTGCTATTGTCAGTAAAGAAATATGGAACGCGTGTCAAAGTAAAATGGATGAAAACGTCAAGAGATTTAAAATCACGCACGAAAGCCATAAAGCAAATGAAAACTCATATACAAGATTTGGATATTGCCCATACTGTCAAAACACTTATTATCGAAAACTGAATCACGGTAAGGAACTCCTCTACTGTTATAGCAACAAAAACAGGATGATTTGTAAGGACAGCGAATCAGTTTATATCGACCATCTAGATAAGATAATTCCACTACTGGTAAAGAAGCTAAAGGCAAATGAATATGAATTAAGAAAAGAACTCATATCTGCATATGAAGAAAACGACATCACCGCTATCGACACTAAAATTTCTAATTTAAATGAGGAATTGCAGCTTTTAAGAGACAAAAAGTCCGAATATGATAATTTAACCGGTGAGGCATTTGATGCCCTTAGAATTCAGTTTAAAAAAGAAATTGATAGGATTACTAATGAACTACTTATTTTAGAAAATGAGAAAACCACTACTATTAATCCTTCATGTATCGCAGATAGCATAATAAATGAACTTAGGGCATTCCCGGATGGTGAGTCAATTGGTAACTATGATTTTAGAAAGTTATTTAAAAGATTAGTTGTTATCAATCGCGATAGACTTGTCTTTATAATTGGCTCTGATGATTTAAGCAAACTCCCACTTAATCCAAACGCAATAAGTATGGGATTTGTAGAGAGTTATGATTATGTAATTAGATCAAGTTCCTTTAGATGCTTATTTGGAATATACATTAATAAATAATTGATAGCTTTTTTATAATTGGCCTTTGGGCCTTTTTATTTTGTCTAAAATAGATAGCACCCCGTATCCGAGATTGGCTATCTGAGGTTGGGGGAGCAATCGAAAAACAAACATTACGGAACAAGTCGAATGGTTTTTTTGACTCAAAAATTGAAAATCAATGATGACAAAACTATTAAAAAGCGCACAAAAAACAAAAGGAATGGCCCTTTTTGGTAACCATTCCACGTGTTCGCTAATTATGGAGCAGTCGACGGGAATCGAACCCGCACGGTTAGCTTGGGAAGCTAAAGTTCTGCCACTAAACTACGACTGCGCCATTTAATTATAA